CCGAGAAGAAGATGAAAGACGGCGAGGACTTCGCTCCGATGCGGAACTGGACGATCTACTGTGCGGCACTGCCCTATGAGGAAACAGCGATTTCTGTTGAAGAGCATGAACTCGAAAAGAATAAGATCGACCTTCCAGAATTCATTTATCCCAAGGATACCATCGCTATCACGTGCGGGATAGATCCTGGACAAAAGGGTTTCTGGTTTGCCTCAATCGCCTGGAAATGGGACATGACCCCCCACCTCCTTCATTACGGATTCCTATATGGAAGTTATGAGGGATCGGGGATCAATGACCTCTTGGCGTGGAAATATCGAAGTGAAGACGGAAGTCGATCACTTCCTATTTGGAGAATTGGAATTGATACCGGTGGAGGTGAATATTCGGACCAAGATGCAACGATGACTGAAGAGGCTTATCAATGGATTCGATTGCACCGAAAAGATCATCCTGGACTTCTTGGCACAAAAGGGATGTCCCATTCATCTCCTCACCGGGTGCGGTTGTCTAAGATTGAGAAAATGCCGGGAGAAAAAGGTGCCCTGATTCCAGGGGGAATCATTCTTCTCGAAGTCAACACGGATGAACTAAAAGATGCAGTCTGGTTTCATCTCAGAATCGAAGAGGGGAAACCAGGCCGATTCACTTTTCACAATAATGTGGGTCTTGACCTTATGCGTCATCTTACCGCCGAGGGAAAGATTCTGGATGTCAAAAAAAATAAGTTTGTCTGGGTGAGGAAACGGGCGAACCATCTCCTTGACTGTGTGGTAACTGCCTTTGCCCTTGCCGATCCAGAATTTCAGGGAGGAATTAAGATACTTCAACAAACTCAGGGGATGCCTGGCACTCATGGGCGTCGGGTGATTTCGAAAGGAGTGGAAAATTGACAAATCCCGGTATAAAAGAATCCCGTATTGTTGTTGCTAATTTTAATACGCCTCAAAAGTGGGCACACAAGGGGGCGAGGGTATGGGTAATCTCTATGGCCGGAGATCCAGAAAATGTTGAAATTGTCTGTAAAAGTCGGGGTGGAACAAGATACATAAAAGTATGGACAAGGATTAAATATTTATCTGCTGCACGAGTCAAAACTATTCCGCCTAATTTTGAATATCATAGACCGTGGTATCACGGAAGAACTCCCGAATTTGTGGTCGAAATTATTAATTCAAGGAGGGCAGAAAATTGACAGAAAAACAAATTATTCTTATGGGGTGGAAGGATATTTGTGAAGCCTGTGGAATTAGATCAAAATCAACCATGAAAAAAAAGGCTAAGAAATATAAAATGCCCCTTGTGACCCTTGATGGACACCCAACAATCTCGAAAGAGGCTCTCCTATTATGGCTCAAAAAGATGTAATCAATTTTGCCCCCCTTTTGCCCCCCTTTTGCTCCCCTTTTGCCCCCCTTTTGCCCCCCTAACCTACTTTGACAATTAATTCTTTTTCTGCTTATTGTGATTCTATATGTCTGGAATCACACTCGCACAAGCTCAAGCAAAGTTGACCCTATGGTTGGCCGCCGACGATAAAGTTTCCAACGGTCAGGGTTATTCGATTGGGGGACGATCTTTGAGTAGAGCAGATGGGCGGTTGATCCAAGAAAACATTAAATTTTGGAATGACATCATCATTCGACTAACCAACGGAGGTGTCCGTGTAACGGGGATAACGCCTATTGACTAATTTAGAGTTAGCAAAACCAAACATTATCGACAGGGTGATCAACTATTTCGATCCTGTCCGTGCCTATGAAAGAAAAAAGGCGCGAACCTTTTCCGCTATCTCCGGGGGTTATACCGGAGCTTCCTATAAACGGTCTCTTTCTCAGTGGTCTCCCTTTCCTACCGATGCTGACACAGCCGTAATCTATGATCTCTCAATACTTCGAGGGAGAAGCCGTGATCTTATCCGAAACAGTCCTATTGCCGCAGGTGCAGTAAATACTGCCGTGACGAATGTCGTTGGGATTGGACTAAAACTTCAGGCGAGACCGGATAGAAGTATATTGAATTTCTCCGAAGATGAAGCCGACGCATGGGAGGCCAAGACAGAGACAGAGTTCAGGCTCTGGGCCGAATCTCAAGATTCCCATATGCAGAGATCTCTGACGTTTGCGGATATTCAGGATGTGGCTTTTAGGCAAGTTCTTGAGAATGGGGATGTTTTTGCAGTGATGGGCAGGTCAAATAGAAAATTTTCTCCTTATTCTCTGGCCATCCAACTCATCGAAGCCGACCGGGTGCTGAATGAAGGTCGGACTGCGAACTCTGCAACTCTTATCGAAGGAGTGGAAAAAGATGAAAATGGAGCCCCTAAAGCCTATCATATTTGTGATCAACATCCCGGAAATTTCCTTTTGGGCGGCCAAGGTCTCACTTGGAAAATAATTCCAGCATTTGGAGAAAAGACAGGACTGAGGAATGTCATTCACCTTTCCCGAACCTTGAGACCCGGACAGTCCAGAGGGGTCCCATACCTGGCCCCGGTAATCGAAACCATCAAGCAACTGACTCGGTACACAGAGAATGAAGTTACCGCCGCCGTCGTTTCAGCCATGTTTACGGTCTTTTTGAAGACTGAATTAGGAATGTCTGGGATTGGCCTGACCTCGATGGATGAAACAGGCAAGGCAAAGGCTTCAACTGACGATCTAAAACTCGGCAATGGGATGATGGTGGAACTAAGACCCGGCGAATCGATTGAGACGGCGAATCCTGGGAGGCCAAACTCCGCCTTTGACCCTTTCATCAAGGCGATCCTCGAACAAGTTGGGGTTGCCCTTGAAATACCCTTTGAGATCCTAATTGGCCACTTTTCGGCCTCATACAGCGCTTCCAGGGCAGCATTACAAGAAGCATGGCGGTTTTTTAGAGGTCGTCGGGCATGGTTAGCACGTAGTTTCTGCCAACTCATTTATGAAAATTGGCTTTATGAGGCAGTTGCCCTTGGGAGAATTCAGGCCCCTGGATTTTTCAATGATCCTCTTTTGAGGAAAGGCTATTCAGGAGCTTTGTGGATTGGAGAGGCACCAAGTCAGATTGACCCAATGAAAGAGGCCGATGCCGCTGAAAAGAGATTGATGCTCGGAATTTCAACCCTCGATGAAGAAACTGTCATGTTGACCGGCGGGGATTTTGAGGCTAATTTCCCCCGAATTGTAAAAGAGAGGGCCATGATGGAAAAGATTGGGATGGGTTTTCAGAAGAAGACAGCCGGAAGTCCCCAGAATCAGTCTATGAATCAAGGAGAAACAACATGAAATTGATTGATATTCTAACCTCACCGTGGGCGATTGTTCCATCAAAATATGCTGAGATCACAAATATCTATTTTACTCATCTTCGAGGAGAGAAGATCGACATCAAGGGCATTGAGGCCCAGATCGGGAAGCCACTGGACAACCAGGAACAGGGATATTCGGTTGAAAACGGCGTGGCCGTGATCCCGATTGACGGTGTGATCTCCAAAAGAATGAATATGTTTTCGAAGATTTCCGGGGGAGTATCCACAGAATTGATTGGAAGGGATTTCACTCAGGCGATGAATGACCCGAACGTGAAATCCATCGTGTTTTATATCGACAGCCCAGGTGGATCAGTTGACGGCACTCAAGAACTCGCACGAATGGTCATGTCGGCCAGGGGAAAGAAAGAAGTGGTTGCATATACCGATGGGATGATGGCAAGCGCTTCTTACTGGATCGGATCGGCGGCGGACAAGGTTTATATCTCTGGGGATACTACTCAGGTCGGGTCCATCGGTGTCGTTGCCCAGCATGTTGACGTTTCCAAGGCTGAAGAGAAGATGGGGGTGAAGACCACGGAGATCGTGGCTGGGAAATACAAAAGAGTCGCTTCCCAATACGGTCCGTTAACCGAAGAAGGGAAGTCAGCCCTTCAGGAAGCCGTTGATTATATTTATTCTGCTTTCGTCAATGACGTGGCCATGTTTAGGGGAGTGAGTGTTGAAAAGGCTCTTTCGATGGCAGATGGGAAAGTATTTATGGGCAAACAGGCTATTGATGCGGGTCTGGCAGACGGTGTGAAGTCATTACCCGACTTGATAGATCGGTATGGTTTAATACCAAGCACCCGAGCGATCAGGGTGATCACAGAGGAACGAATAAGGGCTAAAGAGGTACAAAATGCCAATCCCACAGCCTGAAAAAGGTGAAAAAGAAGAAGACTTTATCTCCCGGTGCATGGGTGATAAAGTCTTGAATAAGGATTATCCCAATGAGAAACAAAGATCAGGCGTTTGTTATTCTCAATGGAATGACAAAAATAAAAAGAAAGGAGCGGCAATCATGGAAGATATCGTTACCAAAGAAAATCTCAAAACTGCATATCCCGAAATCCTGGGATTGATCGAGAAGGAAGCCTTCGAGAAGGGTCTTTCCGAAGGTGCGGCAAAAGGAAAGGCTGACGGTGCAGAGGCCGAGAGAAACAGAATCAAGAATGTGGAGGATCAGTTAATCCCCGGACACGAGGCCCTCGTCAATGAGTTGAAGTTTGACGGGAAGACCACCGGCCCGGAAGCTGCTGTGATGATCTTGAAGAAAGAAAAGAGTCTCATGGCGAGCAAACTGGGAGACCTGAAGTCGGATGGCGAAAAGATCAAGGTTCCAGATGTTGCAACAGTCGAAGAAAAGCCAAAAGTTGATCCGGCGGTTCAGTTGGAGGGCTTGGTCAAGGAAAAGATGAAGACTGACAAGTCCATTTCCTATAGAAATGCCTTGATCGAAGCACAGAGGGAAAATCCTGAACTGGCGAAAGAGATTTACGACCAGTTGGAGAAATTGAGAGAGAAAAAATAATTCGGGAAGTTAATCTAATATAAAAATCCCGGTCTGCAGCCGGGTCCCAAGTATAAGAAAGGCCGATTCCGTGATCACGGCGGGATTGGCCTTTTCTTTTTTGGGGGAACAGAAGGAAAGACCAAAACTAAAAAAAGGAGGTATTTGTTATGGCTATTGAAAAACTTGGAGTTTGTGTGTCTTTTATAGCAGGGCAAGATTTGAGAACCCATCAGTATAAGGTTGTCTGTCTCCATGCATCTAATGGGACGGTTCTTCTTCCCTTAACCGCTGTCACAGCTATTCCAATCGGCATCCTCCAGAATGCTCCCAACATAGGCGAAGAGGCCGTTGTAGCATTACTCGGATGCGGTGGAATTTCTAAGGCAGTTGCAAGTGGAGCATTGGCAGCCCAAATCATTGTTGCCCTGGAATGGGTGGATGACGTAGGGGATTCCGGAAAGGTGAAAGCGGCAGCCACAACTCAGTATCCGATAGGGATAGTCGTTTATCCATCGGGTGCGGAAGATGAACTTTTATCAGTTCTTCTTTGCCCATTGACAGTCAAGGTCTAAGAAGGAACTAAACAAACTTTAAAAAAAGGAGGTTTTTAAAATGGCTCAACCTTTAAATAAAACTGGAGTGCCACCGATACTCCAAAATGTGAGTATCCAGTATAGGAATCCGATCTATAAAGCGGATCG